TGACCATGAAACCATAGTGGCGTTTGAAGTAATTGAGCATCTTTCTAACGGATTAGAGATTGTTGAAAAACTTAAACACCATTGCAAACGACTTTTGATCAGCGTCCCGCACAACGAGCCTGTTGGTTTTTGGGGGGAGCATCACAAGCTGCATGGTTTGACAGAAAAAGACTTTGTTGGCTTTGACTTTTCGTATGTATCTGAGAATGGCAGATGCACAACAACTATGGAGCCAATCAGCGACACCAATAGGTGCAATTTGATGCTTTGTAGGTGGGACAATGAGTAAGATACTTTGCTCTGTTGCCACAAGAGGTAGATACTTCACTACCCTGCCTTTGGTTATCCAAGCCGTAATGAATCAAACACGGTTGCCCGACAAATTGATTGTCTTTGATGACAACGATGAACCAAAGGACATGCGGGAAGACCCTTTGTATCAAAACTTGTTTTATGTTTTGAGTTGCAAAAAGATCCAATGGGAATGGTTGTTCGCCAACAAAAAAGGCCAGCACCATATCCATCAAATGGCAAACACCATGAGTTATGACTGGGTGTGGAGAGTAGACGATGATGCCGTGCCTGAACCAAACGTCTTAGAGGTGCTTTGCAGCCACATTGCAGATGATGTTGGAGCCATAGGTGGCACGGTAATGAACCCGCCTCATTTGCCTGCTGTTATTGAATCTTCAGGATTGATTGCCAATATTGAGATAGAACCAAATATCCAATGGGGATTGATCAAAGAAAAGAAACAAGTCGAGCATTTGTATTGCTCTTTCTTGTATCGTGCTGGCGTACATGACTATAACCTTGGTTTATCACGGGTAGCACACAGGGAAGAATCTTTGTTTAGCTATGGCCTGCATCAGAAAGGGTACAAGTTGTTTGTTGTGCCTCATGCGGTTACATGGCATCTAAAGCAACCTACTGGCGGCATTAGGTCTGAAACCAACCCTGCTATGTATGCCCATGATGACCAAATCTTTAAAAACCATGTTGCAATTGCCGACAGCACTATCGTAGTGTTAAATTGTGGTCTTGGCGATCACATTGTCTTTTCTAAAATTTTGCCAAAGATCAAGAACCCTGTAGTGTTTACCTGTTACCCTGAAATTGTTGAAGGACGGTCTATTGCGGAAGCCCAACAACTATATGGCGACATTGACCAATGGAACATCTACAAAAAGATGGATCAGTGGAAATGGACTGGCAGCTTACAAGCGGCTTTTGAAAGGATGTACCTATGATTGTCATCCAGCCCTTTTCTCGTGCGTTAAACAATGGCAAACAGAATCCCAAAAACTATCCTTACTGGCAAGAATTAATCAAGTTGATTGATGAGCCAATTGTTCAAATAGGAACTGATGGTGAACGCCAATTGACTGATGATTTCAGGACAAACTTGAGCATTTCTGACCTAAAAGCACTGATTCATGAATGTCGAACATGGATTGGGGTGGATAGTTTTTTTCAACATCTTTGTTGGTCAGAGGGCAAACAAGGTATTGTTCTGTGGTCGGTGTCAGACCCATTAATCTTTGGACACCCTGAAAACATTAACTTGCTAAAGGATAGAAACAGTCTTGCCGCCAATCAATTTCTTTGGTGGGAGAACACAGAACACAATACTAACCACTTTGTAAAACCTGAAGAAATATTACCCCACATAATTCATGTGGGATCGTTGAAAAGCATCTAGAATCCAAGGTACTTGACAGAGGCGCAAAATGTCCGATTACACCCGTCTGCGTACCCCATTTACCAACATGTCGTTTACACCCGATGTGCCCAGCAACGCCTTGGGTCCAACGGAATACAACAACGGCTTGAATGTTGAAGCAGATGTGCGTGGGGTAAAGAAGGTTTATGGCGAACAACAAATATTAGATGCCGTTCCAGGTAACTCCATTTTTGTAAATGCCAACTATCGTGATCAAACCACATTTGTCTATATTGTGGCAACTCGTGAAGGAAGATGGTACAAAGTTGCAACCACTGGCGTTACCAATATAACGCCAGGTTATGGAGCAAATCCAAATGTTGCTTTGACGGGATATAACGATGATCTAAATATTACTTCATCATGGGTTGGTGGTGTGTTTTTTATCAACGACACATTGCGCCCTCCTATGTATTACCGTCCAACTGACACCGAAATCCAAATTTATGACACAGCGCCTGACGATTTTGTGTGGAACTATGGAACAAGTGTTGTTGCCACCCGAGCAGGATTTGTGCGTAATTTCTGCTCGCCCAATGTTGGCAACATTTTAATTGCAGGCAATTTAACTCAAGATCTTGATACCAGCGTCACAGTAAATTTCCCAACAACGGTTCGGTGGTCACAAGCTTTTGCTGGTACAGGTGTCCCAGCTACTTGGGAGCCAACCCTAACCAACATTGCCAACGAACAAGAAGTACCTGTGCGTGGGCCATTAGTTGATGGTTTCTTTTTAGGTGGCAGTTTTTACGTTTGCTCATATTGGGATACCGTGGTGTTTAGCCCAATTGCATATCAAAGCAGCACAGCACCAATTTTTGGAGTTCGACTGTTTAACCAAGGTCGTGGCTTGCTAAACAACAATTGTTGCGTCAACACTGACCAAGCTGTATATGGAATTGATAGTAGAGACATTTGGGTATTCGATGGAAGCAATTTTAATTCTTTGGGTAACCAGCGGGTTAGAAATTATTTCTTTTCCAACCTAAGTCCAACTTACCAAAATCGATTGTTCATGGTGAACAACACGCAGAAATATCAAATTGAGATCTACTATCCTGACTTGGAAAGCACTGGTTGGTGCAACAAAATGTTGTCTTACCGTTATGACCTTCAGGTGTGGAATGCGCCAAAGGACATTCAAGACGCATGTAATGGTTGCGAAGCCCCTGTATATGACTCAACTGAAGCTGACTTTATGTATGCAACACGTTGTGTTACTTACGCACAAGGCAGCACAGCAAGTGCAGAATTAATTCAAACAGGCCAAGGTAATTCATTTATCAATGATGCGCCAATTCCAGCATTGTTTGAGCGCAACAACCTTGTTTTGCAATCTGAAAAAGGCCCAGTACCTTACAGCTCAAAAGTGTACATACACCGTGCTTTGCCCGAAATTGCTGGCACGGGCAGCATAGACATAACCATTGGCGGCGCTAACTCAACCGCTCAAGATCCAACTTACGGTCAAACTGGAATTGTGGATATTGTTACAGACAATCCTTGGGTAACAACTCAACAAAACGCTGTGCGTACAGTGTCTATTAAAGTTGAATCAAATGATGCAACCAATGCATGGAATATGACAGCCATGAATTGGCAAGCTACAGTTGTTGAGGATGCGTTCTAATGCCATTTGCACTAGACAGCAACCCATCGATTTCAGAGATTTCTGAGGCGGTCAACTACATCCTTGCAAACTTGGGCGCTGGTACGCCGCCTGGGCAATACCCTGTCAACAATGATCCATCTACGGGTTTCATTTCTAACACTGTTGGCACGTTGATTCAGTATCAATACAGGTACTTGGATGTCAAATATGCCGATAACACTGCTGGTTTAAATTTTAGCGATAACCCATATGGTCGTTTGTACTTTGGCCTGTTTAACACCGACACTGTCACAGAAAGCGTTAACCCCGCTCAATACACATGGTTTCAAGTAACTGGTGGATTTGGAGCAACCAAAACATTGTGGGTTGTAACTGCTGGTGGTCGACATGCCACTTTTGCCGCCTCTCAAGAAGTACCTGATTTAAACCAAAATTGGCGGCTTGTGCCTTTGCGTTCCATTGATCTTGATAACCCATTTAGGCCGTTTGACCAATGGATGAACGTCAAATTTGCGGATGACAGTGCAGGCACAAACATTAGTGATAGTCCTACAGACAAATTATTTTATGGTTTAGCAACATCAACCGACAACACCATATCAGTGGACCCCGCAGATTACGAATGGTCACCGTATGATTTTGGGGCAACTGATGAATTGTTTTACAGATCTTTTGGTGGGCGAAACATTTCTTTTGTTCCCAACGCAAACAAACCAATTGGCTACCTTCCATATATTTATGGAACAACCATTAATTTAGATGTTGCCACTTTGGGGGCAATGACTTCTATTGGCATAATTTCAACAGACCCATTGATTGTTGAGTCTCCATTTAGATATTTATTGGTTCGATATGGCACAAGTAGTGTAGGCGCAAGCTCATCTAATGATCCTGCGGGTAAAACATATTTTGGTGTGCAGGCATCTGACATTATTGCCCTTGATACAAACCCAGCAAATTACACATGGTTTGATGCTGGCGGCACTTTTATTACTGATGTTTATTTGTGGGTAAGAACAACTGGCGGCAACACTGCACAATTTAATTTATCTATTGATGCACCTGACAATTCAGGTTGGTTAAATCAAACAACTCAAACACTAACTGCCAGCCCTTACGTTGATGTATACAGCCGCACGGGAGCTGTAGTTGTTAATGTAAGCAGTCCAACATCGGGGCGTATTGGATTTTCCAATTTGGGAGCCAACGGTGTTGTAAATTTAAATCTTGATCCTTATGGGCAAGGTAGAGATACTGCTGGATATTCTTTTGATCCAGCTGGAACTTCTGTAATTGAGGTAGATGAATTTGGACGGATTATTCAAGCTGCTGCACTTGATACTGTTCGTTACAGCACATTGCAAACATCCGCAACCGCAGGCCAAACGGCATTTAGTTTTTCAAATACACAACCCGATCAAATATTGGTGTTTCGCAATGGGTGTTTTCTTGACCCCAATTACGATTACACCCGCACATCAACTACAGTGACATTGGCAAGTGCATGTTCATTAAATGATGTGATTCAGATGTACTACATAAGATTGATTGATGCTGTTACATCAGCAGACAAAGTCCCATTTGTTGTACAAACCGAAACTTTGGTAAATGGTCAAACAACGATACCAGCCACAAATACTGATGGCGCTGAACTACTTTTATTAAATGGCGCTTTAATAATGGATAGTGACTATGACTACATAGGCACAAATCAAGGCTACGAATTGTTTACACCATCAGTTGGTGGAAATTTAAATATTGTGGTTTTTGCTTTTAATAATGCAAATGCTTTGATATTTTCTGAAAACTATACACAAACAACTTTTGCCAATTCCAGTGTAGTGTTTCCAACTCAATTTGCTCGTAACTCCCATTTGATGTGGTTTTGTGGCGCTTTGATAAAGGCTGGAACTGACTACACAATGGCTGGCGCAGCTGATTTTATATACACATACACAATCATTGGTGCATTGTCATTTAGTGGTCAGCCTTCACAATTTGTATCATTCAGAAGTGCTGGAGAAGCTTCGGCATCATCAATAAGCGCCGCTGGTGTGTTGGGTATGGATATGCCTGTTTACATTGAATACAAGCCTAGTATGAAAGAGTTGTTTGCTGATATGCAAAAAGAGCTAGAAATACTAAAATCTGAAATAGCAATGCTGAAAGGCGCAAAATGACCCAAGCAATGAATTTGGCAAACTTTTCTAATAGCTTAGATAGCTCAGGAGGAGTGCCGCCAACCCAATTAAATTCTGTTGTGCCACTTTCTAAAGGAGGCACAAATGCGTCAACTGCTTCGGCAGCTAGAACAAGTCTTGGACTTGCAATAGGTACTGATGTTCCATCGCCAACAGGTACTGGATCATCAGGCACATGGCCTATTAGTATTTCAGGATCTGCACCATCTTTGGTAACTACAAATTTCACAATTGAGCAAGTAGGGGCGGATTTGGTAATTAAGTATGGGGCAACAACAATTGTCACCATTTCATCTGCTGGCACTATCAGTGCTGGTTAATTAAGGAGTAAAGCATGGCAACAACAAGTATTGGCGCACCAGGCGTAACATTTCCTGATGCAACCGTTCAAGCAACAGCTTCCCCAACAAATATTAATTTAATGACTGTTGGTACTTCACCGGGCACTTGGACAAAGCCAGCATCAGTTAAATCAATCAAAGTAACTGTTGTTGGTGGTGGTGGTAATGGTGGTGCTTTAAACACACCAGCTGTACAAGGTGGCTCTGGTGGTGGTGGAGGTGGTGGAACGGCTGTACGATTTTACCCAGCAGCATCTTTGCCAGGCCCACAACCTTACACAGTTGGCGGCGCTGGCGCAACATCTTCATTTGGAGCTGCGCCAATTACAGTAATTTCTGCAACTGGTGGTTCGGCGGGTGGCAGTGGAAACGGAGCTACCACTAATAATCCAGGGGGTGCAGGTGGCGTAGGTTCAAGCGGTCAAGCTAATATTAATGGTGGTGGTGGTGGTGGTGGGTATGGAGCCAATTTTGCTGGAGGTGCTGGAGGAAATTCTATTATGGGCGGCGGCGGCGCTGCTGTTGGCGGTAGCGCGCCCTCTTCAATTCCTGGTAATGCTGGCGGAGCCTACGGCGGCGGTGGTAGTGGTGCTTCTAAACGACCTGGAGATGGGGCTAACATTCCTGGTGGCGCTGGAGCAAGTGGCGTAGTAATTATTGAGGAGTTTTATTAATGAAAGCACTGATTTCAACAATCGAGCCAAGGTACACAGGCTACCGAGTGGCGCAAGTGGTTGCAGAAGGAAAAACATTTTCTGTATCAACTGAATTGTTTTGGTTTGACTGTGCCGATGATGTGGTGGAAGACCAATTTTGGTACGACCCTTCGGATCAAACAATAAAACCAAATCCTTTACCACCTGAACCAACTGAGGAGATTTAATGTGTAATCAACTGTCTCAGTTTATTATTGAAAAGTATGTACATCTCAAGGATTTCCTTGATGTTGAGAATTGCAATGAATTAACTGTTGAACTGAAACGGTTGATTGACACAAAAGAAACCACTAAAGACAGTCAATGCCCTACATCAGAAGCAATCCATGGTGCTGTGGCATTTGATAAACTTCTTGTTGATTTGTTGCCTCACTTTGAAAAGGCATCAGGCAAACGCTTGTATCCCACTTACAGCTATGCACGGTTATACAAAACTGGTGAAAAGCTAAAGATCCATACAGACAGAGCATCTTGTGAAATCAGCGCAACTTTGACTTTAGGGTTTGATGGTGAGGCTTGGCCTATATACATGGGTGATGAAGGGGAAAAAAACGCATCCAAGATCACTATGGGTGTAGGTGATGCTGTTCTGTACCGTGGCATGGAAAAGCACCACTGGCGCAAAAAGTTTAAAGGTAATTGGCAAGCCCAAGTGTTTTTGCATTACGTTGACGCTGATGGGCCACACAAAGAATGGAAGTTTGACAAGCGCCAAGGCTTAAACTTACCAAGCCAAGAATTTCAACAATGGGTTTACACAGACATTTTGACCAAAGAAGCTTGCGATTCATTAATAAAACTGTACACAAAAACCGAAATACCAAAACAGCCGCCCGTTATTGGCGCTGGTGCTATTGATACCTCCATCCGAAATGTAGAAAGGGTTATATTACCAACCTACAAGGACATTGGAGGTAGATTGGCTGCGGCGGGATTTGCGGCAAATCATGCGGCATGGAAGTTTGACATTACCCATGCCAACCAAGCTGAATTCTTAATTTACCCTGCTGGTGGGCGGTACACATCGCATGTGGATACCTTCTTGGCACATGGGGATGAATGTCGTAAACTTACAGTACTTGCCTTCCTTAATGACGATTTCAAAGGTGGTAGGTTTTACCTACAAAACGGGCACGAAAAGTATTACCCCCCGCAAAGCAAAGGCACAGTCCTTGTATTCCCAAGCTTCATCATGCACGGCGTGGAAGATGTGGAAGAAGGCAATCGATATTCAGTGGTTTGCTGGATGGTCGGCAAATTCTTTAAATAAGGGAAATCATGGGCGCAGCATCAGCAGGAGTTCAATCACCGCAATCATCAATGCCTGCGGGTAAAGGTGCGGGTACATCACCTAGCACACCCGCTGGATCGGTCAACTCAACCACCATGAGCGCCACATCAGGCCAACCTACTTTAGGTGCGCCAAACACTAACAGCAACACTGGTATGAATGTAGCGCCAGCAGGAAAAGGTGGTGGTTCAAGTTACGCAGCGCCTACAAGCCCTTACGTTGCTGAACCTCAATCATTTATCAATCTTGATGCTTCAGGAAACCCTGTAACACCAAGGCAAGTGCCAAACCAATATTCAAATACTATTGGCGCACCAAACGAAATGTCAAGCGGAACACCAGTTCCTACTGGCGCATCAGGTAAAGGTGGCGCTGCTGGTGGATCACAGGGCAAAGGCCCTTAATAAGGAGATAAATCATGTCATTCGGCTCATCAGGTGGTAGTTCCACGACAAAAACTGAATTAACACCCGAACAACGGGAAGCATTAAGAGAGCAAACCAAATTTTTAACTGAAACGGCTTTTCCAGCTTACAGGCAAATTCTTGGTCAAGCTGGTGATGTTTATGGCAAGGTAGCGCCATCAGTAGAAAAAGTTGCTGGTGGTGCGGGTGATGTTGCTGGGCGTGTTGGTGCTGAATTAGAACGGCAAGGTGCTGGCGCTTATAAAACGGGTTTAAGTGGCCTTAAAACTTTGTTTGATCCCAACTACAAAGCCCAACAAGTTGAAGCTTCTTTACAAAAAGGCCGTGAAGACATCCGTGAACAGTTTGGTAGTCAAAACACCATGTTTGGTGGAGCTGGTGGCCTAGGTAGCTCTCGTATGGCATTGGCAGACAAAAACTTACGTCAATTAGGTACGCAACGTCAACAAACGGCGGCAGCGGCGGCTTCTGCTGGTGTTGAAGCCAATCGTGCAACTGCTGCTCAAAAACTTGCAGAGTTTGGTCAACAAGGTTTAACTGGAGCCACTGGACAAGCTGGTGCAAGAGTTGGTTTTGCTGGCGCTCCTCAAGATGTATTCAACAAGTACGCTTCAGTTATTTTTGGCGTACCTCAGGCCAACACAACACCTAACTTTGCTGGCACTCAAGGCAATACACAAACTGGATCAAGCCAATCAAAAGGCTTTGGTCTGTAAGGAAAAATTATGGCAACAGCATTTGACGGTTTAGGGCTGCAATTTTTGGGCAAGGAGCGCCAGCACATGGGCACTGGTCCATTGGGTGAAGTTGCCAAAATGCTTCCTGCTGGGTTACTTGGATATGCGTTGTACAAGTCAGGTGCAGTGGAAAACCTGAACGACATGTTCAATCCCAAAAAAACTATAACCGACAAAATTGCTGGCGCTGTGGCTCCTGAACAAATAGTTGCAAATGGCGTTCCTCCCGTCAAAGAAGGTGATATGAGTGTTCCATCATTTGTACAAAAAGACGAATCAAAAAAAGCATTAGATGCTTTATCAACGCAAAGTCTTGACTCAAAGATTATTCCTTTTCAATTTCAACCTTCTGATGCTCCCGCTAGAACAATAGAAAACGATGTGAATGAAGTAATTCCAATGCGAATAAGTGCCGATCCATTTAAAACAAATACAGCGCAAGACATGGCGGCACTGCAAGTTGCTCAAGCCCCAGCCCCACCTCCATCCAATGTTGGACAAGATCAAATGGGTAAAGCTCCTCAAAGCGGTGGAATGGACATGGGTTCAATTGTCAAACTTTTAATGGCGTTTGCTTAAGGAAAAATTATGGTAGATATAACAAAAAAACCACCTTTAGCAAATCTAGGCGCTGTTATCGAAATGGCTGATCCTGAAACGCCAGTAGCTCCAGTTGCAACAGCGCCCGTTCCAG